TAGCTTGGTTCGCCGTGCGCTGCCAAACCTGATTGCGTATGATGTTGCTGGCGTTCAGCCAATGACAGGTCCAACAGGTCTGATTTTCGCAATGCGTGCTCGTTACGCTACACAAGGTGGTGGTGAGGCATTCTACAATGAGGCAAACACAGTATTTTCTGGTGCTTCATCTGCTGCTAACCCATACGGTTTCCGTGGTACAACAACACCAGATAATGACATCCTAACAAATCCAATCGCAGATTTGACTGCTAACGCATTTACAACTGGTATTGGTATGCCAACAGCAACTGCTGAAGCTCTTGGTTCTGACGCTGGCGCAGCTTTCAAAGAGATGGCATTTAGCATTGAGAAAGTTTCCGTAACTGCTCAGTCACGTGCTCTGAAAGCCGAGTACTCACTTGAACTCGCTCAAGACCTGAAGGCAATTCATGGTCTGGATGCTGAAACAGAATTGTCTAACATCCTGTCTACAGAAATCCTTGCAGAGATCAACCGTGAAGTTATCCGTACAATCTATCTGTCTGCTGTTGCAGGTGCTCAGTATGGTGTTACTACTGCTGGTAATTTTGACCTTGACACAGATTCTAACGGTCGTTGGTCAGTTGAGCGTTTCAAAGGTCTGATTTTCCAAATCGAGCGTGATGCAAACGTTATTGCAAAACAGACTCGTAGAGGTAAAGGTAACGTTCTGATCGTTTCTTCAGATGTTGCTTCTGCAATGGCAATGGCTGGTGTTCTTCAGTACACACCTGCTCTGTCCGCAGACCTCCAAGTTGACGACACAGGCAACACATTTGCTGGTATGCTGCATGGTCGTATTAAGGTTTACATCGATCCATATTTCGGTGGATATACAAGCAACCAAGAACTGGTTACAATCGGTTACAAAGGTGCTTCTCCATATGACGCAGGTCTTTTCTACTGCCCATATGTTCCTCTGCAAATGGTTCGTGCTGTTGACCAGTTCACCTTCCAACCAAAAATTGGATTCAAGACTCGTTACGGAATGGTTCCAAATCCATTCGCTAAAGGTCCTCTGTCAACAGGTGCTGGTACTGCTCAGATTACACCACGTAGCAATGTCTACTATCGTATCTTCGCAGTTAAGAACCTTATGTAATATTAAGTCACCGCAGAGTGATAGTTTAAAAGGACCTCTTCGGAGGTCCTTTTTTTTGGCTCATAAATAGAAATATGAGCGAAATACTTCTTATGTCTGATCTTCTGGACATTCGTGCCAGAAAACTAAAAGAACTGGAATTCTATAATCAACAATTAAAAGAACTCCAGTTGAAGATGGTATTCATCCAAAAAGAAATAGAATTAACAAATCGAATAGTCGATATGATACACAAAGAAACAGTTATCGATATTGGTTTGCACATAAAAAAGACTTTGTAATATGGACGCAATCACTAGAGTTCCACAAAACACAAACTACTTACAACCTACCAAGTTTTTATTGACGTTTGAAAGAATTGGTTCTGTACAGTACTTCTGTCAGGCCATAAACCTACCCGGAATCAATCTAGGACAGGCCCCAATCAATCTTCCGACGTTGGACATATATGCGCCTGGTAACAAATTGTCATATAATCAATTAAATATTGATTTTAATGTGGATGAAAATTTAGATAGTTGGAGATTGTTGTATGATTGGTTTCTTTCCATAGCGTCTCCTACCAGTTTCGATGAGAGAAAAAGACTTACCGGTTTGCAAAACAAGTATACAAGAATAGAAAAAACGGCATTAAAAAGTTATTCTGATGCCACTTTAACTGTTTTAAACAACTTAAACAATCCAAAATTGAGAGTTAGATTTGTTAATGCATTTCCTACCTCTTTATCAGACTTACAGTTTGATACCAAAATGTCGGCGGATGATATTATGACCGCAACGGCCTCTTTCATGTACGATTACTTTGAATTTGAACCTCTAACATAAAGCTTGACTTCTAACATTAATTATGTTAGATTATAGGTTTAATGTTACTTTTTTATTATTGATTATGGAAACCTTAGAACAAGTACTAAAGCATTGGGAAAAAGACACAGAGATTGACCAGACTGAACCTGGAAAAGAACTGTTAAAGATACCAACTCTGCACAACAAATACCTTGCAATTCTTACCAAACACAAGATTGCCTCAAAGAAGGCACACTTTGATTATTTGCGTATGAGAAAAGTCAAATGGGAATACTATACTGGTAAGATGTCACAAGAAGAACTTACGCAATATGGTTGGGAACCATTTCAATTTACTCTTAAATCAGACATCAATACATACTTAGAAGCAGACGGAGATTTAATCAAACTTCTGGAAAAGAAAGTTTACCATGAAGAAACTATCTCTGTTATAGAATCAATTATGAATGAATTGAAACAAAGAACTTGGCAATTGCGTGATTTCATTTCTTGGGAAAAATTCGTAGGAGGTCAGTAGTGTCTTTTTTAGTTGCAAACATACCACCTGTTAAATGTTTTGTTCGTAAAGAGTTTCTTTATAACCACGAAAAAGGACATGGTGAATTAGAACCTTGCGTTTGGATTACAGCCAAAGCAATTAAAGGTCAAGCCTTTCGTATTGAGTGTATGTTGACAGAGTATGGCGCTCTGTTTGATAAACTACCAATTTCTGCATATGTGTGGAAGCCCATAACAGAATATTTGCCTCTAGATCATCTACAGATTTGGGATTGTTTATCATATGATATGGCAGTAATTGAAAAATCCAATTTGCGTGGACTCAAAGTAAAGTATTTTGGTAAAGACCGCAAGTTTTATTTTGGAAAATATTTGTTTACAATTGATTTTGCCGCACCAGATTTTAATCGTATAGACACCAGTTTCTCAGAAGGTGTGCAAGAACATAAATCATATAATTTTATTCAACTTGATAATGGACAATTTGCTTGTCAACCTAATAATCGTTGCTTATGGTATGATGTGTCGTTAGTGCCTCCAACAATTAAAACACCTGACTTTAAAATACCTACAGAAGTTTATTCGGTAGAAAATGTATCTAAGTGGAGCGTTGGCACTCCTGATACTTGGTTCTACCAATTTGATGAAAAAGAATGAGTGATTTAATAATAAACAAACTTAATGAGGTATACTTAAAAATAACTTGTGAAAAACATTTCGCAAAAGAGTTATCTGAATACTTTACCTTTTTTGTCCCAGGATATCAATTTGTTCCAGCATATAGAAATAGAATATGGGATGGAAAAATACGTTTATTTGATTTAAGAAATAATACATTGTATATTGGTCTTTTATCGTATGTAAATTTGTTTTGTAAAGAAAGAAATTATACTTACGAAATTCAAGATGGTTTAGATATTCAAGATGAGTTTTCGGCATATCATGCACAGAAGTTTGCAGAATCATTAAATTTAGAATCTGCTGGTAGGCCAATAACTGCAAATGAACACCAAATAAAAGCCTTCATTCATGTCATGCAGCAAAGAAGAGCTCTGATTCTTTCTCCTACGGCATCAGGTAAATCTCTAATCATTTATTTGATTGTAAGACAATTATTAGATTACCAAAAATTAAAAGGTTTAATAATTGTTCCAACCACATCTCTAGTAGAACAATTATACTCAGACTTTGCTGACTATGGTTTTAGTTCAAACAACTACGTGCATAGAATATATCAAGGCAAAGAGAAACAAACAGACCTTCCTATAACAATTTCAACTTGGCAGTCTCTATATAAATTGCCTAAAGAATATTTTCAACAGTTTGATTATGTTATTGGTGATGAGGCACACCTATTTAAAGCACAATCTCTTACCACTATACTCACATCTTGCACAAAAGCCAAATACAGAATAGGTCTTACTGGTACTCTAGATGGAACAAAAACACACAAATTAGTATTAGAAGGACTCTTTGGTGAGGTAGAAAAAGTAATCACCACAAAAGAACTTATAGATCAAGGAAAATTATCTAACTTTGATATTAAATGTTTAGTTTTAAAACATTCAGATGAAGTATGTTTGCAATATAAAGACTGTGATTATCAATCTGAAATAAAATACTTGATAGAGTCTGAAATAAGAAATAAATTTATCAAAAATCTTGCGGTATCTTTACAGAAAAATACTCTCGTACTATATCAAATGGTTGACAAGCATGGCAAGATCCTTTATGATATGATTAGAGAAACAAAAAATATTGGCGACAGAAAAGTTTTCTTCGTTCATGGCGGCGTAGATACTGTGGACAGAGAAGAAATAAGAAAAATTATGGAAATAGAAAATGATGCCATCGTTGTTGCATCTTATGGTACATTTTCTACTGGCATTAATATTAAGAATTTACATAACATTATATTTGCAATGCCAACAAAATCAACCATAAGAACCTTACAAAGTATTGGTCGTGGATTAAGACAAAAAGAAGGCAAAGATTTAGCAACACTTTATGATATTGCAGATGATATGAGATACAAAAAACACATGAACTTTACATTAAAACATTTTGTGGAAAGAACTAAAATATATAATGAAGAGCAGTTCCCATTCAAAATATACAAAATAGGCCTAAAGAATGGATAATATTAAAATAGTCAGACTACAAAATGGAGAAGATATTATTGGCAGTATTACCAGTAATAATTCAGGAATTTATGATATCTCAGAACCAATGTCTGTAGAAGTAACTTCACGCAATGGCGTACCAATGCTTGGCATGGCACATTGGCTGCCTATACAATTGGTTAAAACAAATGAGGTTACTCTTACCGACAAAGACATACTTTGCATGGTTGATCCTTCTGATGATTTTATCGAATACTATACAAATACCGTGGAAAAACTTCGTGATTTAATTAAAGCAAAAAATTTATTAAAGAAAGAAATGAAAACTTCTTCTGATACTTTTGAAGAAGATATTGAAGAAATTATGAATCATTTGAAAGCTATGCCTGGAGATAAAGATATTATCCATTAACATCTTCTTTCCAGGACATACTCGACTTTACACACTTGTCAACCTTTTGTCAATAACATTATGTGGTAATCATGAAAAAAGAAAAACACTATATTAATAACGCAGACTTCCTACAAGCTCTGGTGGATTATAAGAATGCTAAAAAGTTAGCAAAGAAAAATAAAACTACTGAACCTCCTATACCAAATTACATAGGAGAATGTTTTATGAAGATTGCAGAAGGTCTGTCTCATAAACCTAATTTTATCA